TCAAGGTATAGATCAACTAACTTATGAGCCCAAGTATTTGATCATTACATCCTCTCTAAAGGACTTAATGTGTTTTAATAAACTTGGTATAGGGAATGTAGAATGTATTGCACCAGACAGCGAGAATACAATGATAGGTGAAGCAGTCATGGGAAAACTGAGTAAACGGTATTTTAAGACAATTGTACTGTTTGATAATGATGAGCCGGGAATCAAAGCTGCTCAGAGATATCAAGATAAGTATGGATTTAATTATGTAGTTCTTGATATGTCTAAGGATCTATCTGATTCAGTCAAAGACTATGGTATTGAAGCTGTTAGAGATAAATTATTACCTTTATTGAAACAAGCATTATGAGTTGGATATATAAAGGAGAAGTATTTAATGATAGCAAAATTCCAGAAGGAGCCCTTGGGTTCATATATGAAATGGAAGCTATTATTGATGGCAAAGCTGTTAGATATGTTGGTAAGAAAAACTTCTACTCTACAACTAAGAAAAAGTTTGGAGTAAAAGCTCTTGCTAATATGGAGGACAAAAGAGCTAAGAAATACACTATCCAGGTAAAACCTAACTATCAGAACTACTATAGTAGTAATAAAGTGCTGCAAGATGCACATAAAGCAGGAGTAATTATAAAAAGATTTATGGTTAGGATATGTTTCTCAAAAACAGAGCTAACATATCATGAGACTAAATTTCAATTTGTAAGAGAAGTGCTTGAAAAAGAAGAATATCTAAATGCCAATATCCTTGGCAGGTTTTACAAAATAAAATAACTATGACAGAAAATGATTTAACAGGCCTTCTATTACAGTTGGCTGACCGTGGTGTGACCGGAATTAAAATTTATTATGCAGGTGGAGGGGACTCCGGAGCAATTGAAGATGTAGTATATACAACTGAAGCATTAGATAAAGATGAAGATACAGCTCTTGAGACTATTTCAGATCTACCAACTTATGGACTTGAAAAAGCTGAGAACTTAAAAGACCTTGATTCAGGTGCTTGTTCTGATATATCAGACTTTGCTGAAGAAGCTATTCTAAATGATGTTGAAGATTGGTGGAATAATGAAGGTGGTCATGGTACTATGTCTATTATGGTACCCTCTGGTAAATACAAAGTAAATAACACTATTTATATCACTGAGACAGAAGACTACTTCCATGAAGGTGATTTATTATCTAAAGCCTGAAGAAATGTCACATCCATGGGAACATGCAAAATCTTCTGCTAGAAAGTGGGGAGGTTTTCCAATTGATTACATAGAGATTCATAACTGGTTTGATGAAACTAAAGCTTGGATAGGACATAGTAAACATAGAATGTTCCGTCACCACAGTGAGGGTATATTTGAATGTGAAAAGAAGTTTGGACCAAGTTTTGAAAACTCAGATGGCAGAACTGTATACACAAGATATGTTGGAGAACAACATGTAAAAGAGGACTGTAACAATTACATTCCTACTGCTAAAGAATGGGTGGATAATATAAATACACCTACTCAATGGATGATTAAGACATTAAAAATAGAAGACTAATGATTTTTGACAAAGAAGAAACAAAGAACTTGTTGGGTATGTTGCGCTCAACAGATGTAGAAAACGCAACAGTAGCATTTCAAGCCCTTGAGGGTGTTGATGTAAAAAAGTATTCGGGAGAATTAATTGTATTATACAAGTTTGGTAAGAGAAATATGGCAATTTGGGAGAAACAAGCTCCTAAATGTCATAAGCATATTGCTAAATTACTGAGCCCATTTGCTAAAGATGGGGGTAGTGAGTTAAGTACAGGATCGTGTTTATCTGCAATGACAGTAAACAATACAAGTAATCAAGCTATTGAACTCTTTATGGAGTTATTTACAGATAGTATGATTGGCTTCCTAGGTCAGATGGGTTATCCTGCTGACAAATTTGAAATTAATGTAAAACTAAAAGATGGACAAAGTACAGAGTCTTAGTAAAACAGCCAAAGATTTGATGTTGAGAGAGCCCTATTACGGGTTCTTTCTCATTATGTTGAATAAGCTATGGAGTAAAAAGGTACCTACTGCAGGTGTCAGTAAGAACGGTATCAATTATCAGTTAGTGGTAAATGATGACTTCTGGGAAAGATTGAGTGAGAACCATAGACTTGGTTTACTCAAACATGAATTATTACATATTGCATTTGGTCACCTTACTACTGTCTTTAAGTTCAGTGATAGAAAGATGGCTAACATTGCTATGGACATGGAGATCAATCAGTATATTGATGTAGATTATCTACCTGAGGGTGGTATCATGATTGATAACTATGCTGAACTTAATCTTGATAGAAAAGCAGGTGCTAGATATTATTATGATAAACTTAAAGAAGCAAAGGATGAGAAAGATCAGAATGGTACAAGTGGTTCTCCAGAGTTTGATAAGTTGTGTGACCAAATGGACTCAGGAGATGGTGAGGGTTTACCAGATCATAGTACATGGGACGAGTTTGAGAATCTTAGTGAGGCTGAACAAAAACTCATTGAAAAGCAATTACAAAAAGTCCTTGGAGATGCAAAAGAACAAACCGTCAAGAAGAGAGGATCAGTTCCCGGAGAAATTGAAGGGGTCATTGTCATTGAAGAAATAGTTGCACCTAAGTTTGATTGGCGTGGTTATATCAGAAGATTTACTGGAATTAGTACTAAAGTCTTTACTAAAAAGATTAGAAGAAAAGAGAATAGAAGATTCTCTGACAATCCTGGTCTTAAGATTAAGATGAGACAACACATGCTACTAGCTATTGATACCTCAGGTTCTGTAAGTAATGATGAGCTAATGGAGTTTATGAATGAGATTCATCATATCTATAAAGCAGGTGTTGACATTACTATAATACAGTGTGATACTAGTATCCGCAGTATTGAAGCTTACAGAGGTAAGAATGACCTTAAGGTACATGGAAGAGGTGGGACAGAATTTGATCCCGTCCTAGATTATTATAATGAAAATAGTAAGAAGTATACAAGCCTAGTATATTTCACGGATGGAGAATGTGATGCAAATGTAAAACCAAAAGGTAACGTCCTTTGGGTTATATCAGAGAGATCAGCAATGAATGAGAGTTTGCCCGGAAAGGTGATCAAGTTAGAACTATAAAAACAAAAGTGATGAATCAAGTACAATTGAACGTAGAAGAATTAAAAGATTTTATTAAACATATGGTTGGAAACAATCAGCATATTCAAGCTCAAGGAAAAGTTCCTGTGGCAATTAATATTGAAGGTGACGCAGGTCTAGGTAAAACTTCTGCTATTATGCAGTTGGGTAAAGAGATGAACATGCAAGTTGTAAAACTTAATCTATCTCAGTTAGAAGAATTAGGTGACTTGGTAGGTTTTCCTGTAAAAGAATTTCAGATTGAAAATGCAGAAGGTAAAAGTAAATGGATTAATGAAGCACAAATTGCTGCAGCTCAGAAAGCCGGTTTCAAAATTGTAGATAAGAGAATGTCTCATGCAGCTCCTGAGTGGATTCAAGGTAAAGGTGAGGGTGGTTTCCTAGTATTGGATGACTATACTCGTGCTGACCACAGATTCATGCAAGCAACTATGGAGATCTTAGATAGACAAGAATATGTATCATGGAAGCTACCTAAGAACTGGCATGTTATCTTGACTACTAATCCAGACAATGGTGACTATAATGTTACTTCTCTAGATGTAGCTCAGAAGACTAGATTTGTATCTGTTGAATTAAAGTATGATGTAAATGTGTGGGCTAAGTGGGCAGAGAAAGCAAACATAGATGGTAGATGTATCAACTTTATGTTGATGAATCCAGAGCTTGTTACACAACGTGTTAATCCAAGATCTGTAACTACATTCTTTAATGCTATTAGTTCTATTCCTAAGTTTGAGGATAACTTACCTATGGTTCAAATGATTGGTGAGGGTTCTGTTGGTGCTGACTTTAGTTCTATGTTCACTATGTTTATTAATAACAAGTTAGATAGAATTATTAGTCCGGAAGATATAATGACTAAAGATGAGCAATATGTTATGAACAGTTTGGTATCTGCAGTAGGTCAAGATAATGACTTCCGTGCAGATTTATCTAGTGTAATTGCTACCAGAGTAATTAATTATTCTTTAGTGCATGCTAGTACTAAAACAGTTACAGATCCAATGATTGACCGTTTGGTTAAATTGACTACAGATTGTAAAGCATTTACTGATGACTTGAGATATTTCATGATCAAGGAAATTGTAAATGGAAATAAAAATAAGTTTTCTAAGCTGATGATGAATAATCAGGTTGTTAAAATGGCAGTTAAGTAATAATTATGGGGAGGTAACACTCCCCTTTTTAAACTATTAGAAATGGACAAAAATATTTTAATTATAAAAAGTGGAGACTTAGAAACTCACTTTGAAAGCAATAGTAATGATGAGATTACTTTTGATATAGATAGTTATCTAGGTGACTTTAATGCAGATGGCAATGACTTATTAAACATTGTTAAAGAACCTTATGTTCCGCAGAAGGGAGATAAGATTTATTTCTTACCTCAAGTAAGTGTACCAAGAGTTAAGTTTAAGAATGTATCTCTTGAGTATGGCATCAAAACAGTAAGAGATCCTGAACAGGCTAATGTTTTCTTTGGTTGTTCCAAGAGTGTTCATTCTATGACTACAAACATGTGGGCCTATAAAACAGATGTAAAAGATTTTCTTGCTTTTATAGAAGCAGTAGATTATAGATTAGATAGACACACTAGAGATACAATTGATACTGCTCTTGAGTTTTATGAGAAAGACTATATTGGTGTTCACTGGAGTATCATGAATTGTATAGTTGCTACTGTACCAAATGCTAATGTTTATAGATATAGTGAGAGAATTGTATATATTGAGGATGATTATAAAGAAGAGTTCTTAAGATTACAATCTGTTAAGATATATGATGAGTCAAGTGTGATTGATATCTTGAATGGTGAAGAGGCTGCAGTAATTGACCGTGATATGTTTGAGCATATTCGTGAGATGTTTAATAGTTCAGACAAAGATAATCATGTACTTGCTATGGAAATCATGGCTAATTCAAAGTATACTGATAGTTTAATTTATCTTGAGCTCTTATTCTATTACTACTCTAGTAGAATAATGGATACTCATACTAAAAGCCATGTTAACTTCAAGTCTCTTGTAAGTTATTTAGGTAAAGACATGAGAAGTCTACAGACTAACATTGATGATGTTACTAAGAGTTTGATGAATAAAGATCAGTTTACTCCGGATAAAGTAGAAATTGTTATGGAGTATTTACATAGTGATATTGTAAACTATGGTGATAGCAAATATTACACAGTAAAAACTATTTCTGTTGATCCACAGTACATTGCTCAGTTAGGCACAAACTATACTTATAGTGTACAAGATGACTATGTTGGACCGGAATTGCCTATTGAGTTTGATGAAGAAGAAAGAGTATCTGGTTCA